CGTCGCTGGATGGCAAGGGCCTGCTTGATGCACTTTTTCTTGGCAGCCTCCCGGCTCGCCTTGTTGCCGGCGGTGTAGGTGTACTTGGCACCGTGGGTGCCGTACTGGAGCGCCGGCTTACCGTCTCTTGTCGTTCGATGAATGGGCATGACGCAAACGCTCCACAATCAGGGTGCAATAATCCGGGTTCAGTTCTACGCCGACTGCCTTTCGGCCAGTCTGGGCTGCCGTCGCCAAAGTGGTGCCGCTGCCAGCGAAGGGGTCGAGCACCAAGTCGCCGGGGCGGCTGCCCGCGAGGATGCAGGGTTCGATTAACTGGGGCGGGAACACCGCGCGATGCCCCTTGTACGGTTTCGTGGGCACCGTCCACACACTGGTCCGCCGGTCTTTCGGAAGCACAAAGCTGTAGCGGGCGGACTTGCTGAGCAGGAATAGATACTCGTGTGACCTGTGGGGCCGATCCTTAACACGCTCGGGTGTGGGATTGGGTTTTTGCCAGATAACGTCTCCGCGCAGATACCAGCCGTCGCGCTGCAAGGCGAGGGCGACCCGCCACGGAATTCCGATCAAATCCTTCGCCTTCAGGGTCTTGCAGGTTAATCCATGCCCTTTGGGCAGCGCCGGCATGAACTCGTGATGCCGCCGATTCGCCTTGCCCCTTGACGGGCCGCGATTGCCGTTATAGGCGTTGTAGGTGTCGCCAAGATTGAGCCAGAGAACGCCATCTCGCCGCAACACTCGCCGGGTTTCATGGAACACGTCAACCAGCGTGGCGACGTAGTTCTCCAAGTTCTCCTCCAAGCCGATCTGCCCATCGGTCCCGTAATCTCGTAGGCCCCAGTAGGGAGGCGACGTGACGCAACACGCAAAGCTCTCTTCAGCAAGGCCCGCGAGCGCCACGCGACAGTCGCCCTGGTACAAGGTGACGCACTCATCCTGGAAGCAGGGTACGATCATCATGTCTTCAGCGGCCCCACGTCGCGGCCACCGTCGATCAGGTATCGCTTGGGACCGTTCTTCTCGTTCTCATGGCGCAGCTTGCAGTTCATCCGCCAAGTGATGCCATGTTTGGGATTGACGCCGTGGAGCCATTGCGATGGCTCACGGTAGCCCGACAGGGCGTTGTAAGCGAAGGCATCGGTGCCCACCCAGCTCCCGTTGACGAGCAGTTCGCCGTCCACGTCCGACAGGACGCTGGCGGCGTGGTGGTGGCCGACGCAGAAATACCGGCAGCGCTGGGCACCGGCCGCCGCGCCCAGGGCGATCAGGCCCTTTTGCCGGCGAACCATTCCGTACCAGGGGATGCCCAGGTTGCTGCGCACGTCGTCGCCGTGCGAGACGTTGAAGCCGACGCCATTGATATTGACGTTGGCGCTCCACGCATCGGGGATGTTGAAATTGACGTTGCCCAGATCACGGCAATGCAGCCGGGCCACCTCGCCGCAGAGGTAGTCCCAGTTGTCGTGCGCACCAAGGTAGTCCTTCTTCGGCGTCCGCCGGCCGTGGTTGCCGGCCAGGTAGAGCACGTTGACCTCCTCGAAATGGGCGGCCAGGTCACGGTACATCAAGGCGTGCAATTGGCCGATGGCCAGGCAATTCTTGAATTGGTTGCGGTAGTAAGACCGCTCGCACGCCTTATGGATTTCGCCGCTGGTATAGTCACCGTAGGCCAGCACCCAGAGCACAGGGAAATAGAACTTCGGAGTCAGGGTGTCTTGCGTCCACTCGATGACCGTGTTGACATATCGTTCAGCGCGTGCGCAGGAGATTGGGAAGTTGTACTCCTCCAGTCCGCCAACCTGATCGGGGACCACGACCTGATCGTGGTGGCCATCCGAAAGGTGCATGACGACGTGCTCTGTAATCTGCGCCTTGCGGCGGAAATCCAATTGAGAGGGAAGAGCGGCAAACGGCTTGATCCGCTGGTCCATTTCCGCCACGACGGCCTTGAACAGGCCGGCGCTCTTCGCCCCGGCCTTGACCTTCTGCCGCTCGCGGTTCCGCTCGTCCGTCAGATGGACGATCTCGGCCTCCAGTTCCAGGATGTGCTTGTCCGTAGGATCGTAGTCCGGGACGGCCTTGTGCTGGCCGCCGGCCCGCTTCGGCGTGGGTGGATCACCGTTGGGCCATTCCACGTCTTTGTGGACTCGACCCGTGGCGATGTCCGAAACCGCCGAGCGGCTGACGTTGAACCGCTTGGCGATCTCGGTTTGCTTCGTGCCATCGGCGACGGCCTGCTTGATCTTTTCAACCTTCTTCTTTGTCAATCGCATGATCTCTCCGTATTCGCCTCGCCGGTTGGTGGTTTAGAGAGGCCGGGTGGCGCTGCCCGTCGCCACCCGGCTCAAGTGCTGTCGGTCACAAGAGGAGGGACAGGGGCAGACTCAAGAGGACCGACTAGCCCGCGCGGAGCGAACGAGCAAACTTCTCGACCCACTGGATGGCGTCGTCGAAGTTGAAGGGCGGCTTGCAGCACGGCGCACCGCCTTCGTCGATGCCGCCGGCCGGGTTGTGCTGAGGATAGCCGCCCGGAGACTGGCCGGCGTCTTCCACGGGGATCGCGTCGATCTCTTTCAAGGTCGGCATCTCGGCATTAGGGTCGATGGCCCATCCGATCTTGGCGTCTTTCGACCAGGCGTGGATGCGCCGTACCGGAACGATGAAGTTGAAGCCTTGCAGTTTCATCACGCCCTGGGTAAGCATCCCGATGTACTCGCCATTCTCTTTGAGGAACATGCCGCCGCCGGACGAGCCGGGGAAGGCAACCGCCGTCACCTGGTCGAAGACCTTGACGTTGGCACCCTTCATTGGCAGCGTGCGCCCGGTCTGACTGAGAACGCCCGTCGTGTAGCTGTTGGCCCCAAACTGGCCGAGGAGACTGCCGCAGTGGCTCAACTCGACCCCGATGGGCGGGAGGTAATTGATGTCTTTATGGAACTTCGCGCAGACGTTCAGCGGGTAAGCGCCTTTGCAGCGGACCATCAACACAGCCAGGTCTTCGCCGTAATCAGCATCGCTGACCTTGATGACCTTGCAATCGTATTTGACCTCGCCCACCCGGCGGCCGTCTTGCTGCCGCTCCTGTACGATCTCAGCGTCCATGTATTCAACGAGAATCCGTGGCGTACCCTCGGGCGTCACGACCGTGCGCGTAGTGCGCAGGCCATCGACGACGTGGGCGGCCGTCCAGATGAAACTCACGGTGTCGTCGCCCACCTGCCGGGTTACGAGGGTGCCAGAGCCTTGGGCGCGGCCCGCCTTGATGGTGACGCTTACCTTCTGCAAATCATCGGGGATGCCGGCCATTGCCGGGGCGGCGGCCAAGACGATCAGAGTCAGGACCAACAGCACGTACTTCATCGTTGCAACTCCACAGGGTTAGAAAAGGTTGTTACACGTTACTGCCAGATTCGCTCAATCTGTGGAAGACCAGACCACTGGTGCCACCACTTCCATTCGTCCTGTTCATCCCAAACTGGCTCGAACGGATCGTCAAAAGGCCCTTCCGGCTCGCGGAGGATTTCGACCTCAATCATGCTCTCATACTCGGGGTTCCATTCCAGGAAGACTCGGAAGAGGATGTCGCTAATTCGTTCACACGTCTCCCAACCATCCGAATGAACTTCCACTTCGATCAGGTTGTCCTCACCAGGATCGCGGAAAGTCACAGCTAGCAACGATTCATCGAGAACCTGCTGCAACTTTCGTCGCACCCGCTCGGGCGACGGAGGATAATTCCATCGCCCTTTCGACAACGCGATTTCGCACGCGACAAAACTCACGGCGTCACTTCCTCCACGGACATTTCGCCGTCTTCGCCGGCATCCTTCCAATCGACGCCTTGGAGAACTTCACCCATCGTCATTAACTCCAGCTTCCGGTTGGCGCGAATCACGTCCAACACGCGACTGTCGCTTGGCAGATGGATCAGGTCCACGATGGTGCATCCCAGGTTCTCGTCCATGCCCTTGCGGTGGATGCGATCCTCACTTTGCACGCGGTACTCCGGCTTCCAACTGTTGGACCAGTACACCGCCATGCGGGCCTCCACCAGCGTCAGGCTCATGCCGCCCGACTCCGGGTTTGCCACGAAGGCGACCTTGCCGTGCCCCGCCAGATTGGCCCAGTAATCCAGCGGCTCTTCCTCCGTCGCCAGCGCGCCGTCCGGGCTGTCGCTCTTGGCGGCAAAGACCTGGAAGTTGCCCTGGTCG